ACGATATGCTCATGTACCAGGTAGGAGTAAGGAGAAAAGAGATCCTGAAAGACCTGGAAACACCGTAAAATCAAGGTTTTGTGAACATTTCGTTAAATTGCAGTACACGCCTTTACATCGGTTTTTCTGTACGCTACAATAAAAGAAAAGGTAGGTAACAGAATATGGGATATGATTTGAGAACACAGAGAGGCTACGATTTTTACTTAGTATCTTCATCATTGCAGAAAGCAATCAGAAGAGGAGACGTCAGATGTGCAGGATATTTCGCACTGGAACTTTTCCCAAAGTACAGCGAGTATTGCTGGAAGAGATTACTGACAGTATCAGCGGAAGATTGCTACGGCCCGATCACAAAAGAGATCATGGCACTGTACGAAGGATTCAAGATAGTGAACAAGGGAAAGAGAGGGGATCAGCTCGGAGGAAGAATCTTTATTTCCAAAGCGGTGATTTTATTATGCACTCAGCCACACAGTAGAGATGCGGATGTGCTTTCCAATTTCGTTTACGATCGGAAAAGAGGGTTCACAGACGATCAGATCAACGCCTACATGGAAGAGGCAAGAAATGAAAACATTCCGATTCCTGATTATGCGTATGACGTACATACACGCCAGGGAAAAATGAAAGGCAAGACAAAGGCAGATTTCTTCATAGAAGAGGATCAGTCACTTGCATACAGACAGCTTTCCCTTTTTGATGATATCAACATAGGCGTGATGTAAAGCCGAGAGGCGGCAGGGAGGCGGAGCCGAGATCCTGCACCCACAATAGAACACAAAAGCAAATGAGAGGCATTTCCGGACACCCGGAGGTGCCTTTTTCGTTCCTCAGAAATATAACAAAAGTTGGTAGGTGGTGATGTGTCAAATGAGGAAAACTTAATACAAAACAGAACGGATATAACTCCGGAACAACGCCGTGCCAACGCACGGAAAGCTGGTCTTGCGTCAGCAGCTGCTAAGAAGCGGAGAAAGAACATGAAAAACTCCATGCAAGAGCTTCTGAACATGGAAATTACACCAGCGATGAAAGCCCAGATGCAAAGTCTGGGACTTCTGGACTGCGATTGGACGTATGCTGACTGGATCAACGTATGTGCAATGCAACAAGCCATGAAAGGGAATGTCCGGGCGATGGAGTTCATCCGAGATACTGCCGGATTTAATCCGGAGCTTGCACTGAAAGAGCAAATGTTCGAGTATGAGAAACAGAAAGAACAGGGTGCGGCGGTCGAGATCGAGGATATCTCAGATGTCTTGGCTCTGATTCACGGGTACAGCGCATGGGAAGAGATCCTGAACGATGGTGTAGTTTGTATGCCGATCAAGACCATCACTTACAATTTCGGTCAGAAACATCTGGATTATATCAAGAAGTGTCACTATAACACCTACAATATCGCTGAGGGTGCTGTTCGTGCCGGAAAGACGGTAGATAATGTTATTGCTTTCGCTTATGAATTGTGCCGTGCTCCGGATAAATTCCACCTTGCCACCGGATCCACGATGGCGAATGCAAAATTGAATATAGGCGATGCCAACGGCTTTGGACTTGAGTATATCTTCCGGGGACAATGCCGATGGAGTAAGTATAAAGACAATGACTGCCTGATTATTCGAGGTCCATACACGAACTTTGAAGAAAAGGTAGTTATTTTTGCTGGTGGTAAATCATCGGACAGTTACAAGAAGATCCGTGGTAACTCATACGGTATGTGGATTGCTACAGAGATCAACTTGCACCATGATAACACCATAAAAGAGGCGTTCAACCGACAGTTAGCCGCTAAGAAGATCAAGATATTCTGGGATCTGAACCCTGAGCACCCGAAAGCTCCGATCTATGTTGATTATCTGGATAAGTGGGAGGAGAAGAACCGGAAGGGAACGCTGGTAGGTGGTTACAATTACGAACACTTTACCATTTTTGACAATATCAACATTACCCAGGAACGTATTGACGAGATCATCAGCCGATACGATCCAGGAAGTATCTGGTACATCCGGGATATTGAAGGAAAACGAAGCATTGCAGAAGGCTTGATTTACGCTAAATTAGCCACTTCGATAGCAGCCAGGGATAACAAATACCTTATGCCTAAGAAAGAAGCCCAGAAATTGGCAAAACAAGGCGGATTCGCACGAATAAATATCGGTGTGGACTTCGGCGGAAATGGATCTGGACATTCTTTCGTTGCAATCGGAGAGACAGTTGGATTCGAGAAACTGATCGTCTTGAAAAGTAAACGATATCTGGAGGGATCCATTGATCCGGAAACCCAGAAGAGAGTAGCGGAGATTGATCCGGAAGATCTTGGTAAGCTGTTTGTGAAGTTTGTAAATGAGATCCTGAAAGATTATGGATATATCACGAAGGTATATGCAGATTCCGCAGAACAGGTTCTGATCCGTGGACTGAAAACAGCATTGCTAAAAAATGGACTTGCAACTATCAAGGTCGTAAATGCTTTGAAATCAAAAATCAATGATCGAATATTCGCCACAACCGCCCTTACTGCTATGGGGCGGCTTTATTATACCGAGGAATGTGAGACATTCCAGGAAGCTGTCAGCATGGCAGTGTGGAACCCTAAGAATATTGATCTGGAAAGACTGGACGATGGTACGTCCGATATAGATACACTGGATGCCTTCGAGTACACCTGGGAAAGAGATATAGGCAAATACATCAAGAAAGCCACATAGGAGGTGGAAACAGTTGGCTATTACAGATTTTTTAAGGAGGGTGGTAGGAAAGATGTTTCCGAAGCAGAATTTGGAACGGAAGCTAAATGTGCAGATAGCAACATCCGGAGTAATGGATAATGCTATTTCCTTATGGCTTCAAATGTATGAAAATAAGCCCCCGTGGATGGGAGGCGAAGCGGACACCAGGACAATGAACCTTCCGGCTGCAATCGCAGAGGAGTTCTCCAGACTGATCCTGACAGAGTTTGAGTTCAAGTTGGAGGGGAGTGCGAGAGCTGATTTCCTCAACGATCAATTCCAGAACTACCTCAGCAATTTTGACAACATCGTAGAAATGTGGGCAGCCCTTGGAGGAATTGCGATAAAGCCGTATGTTTCCGGATCGGATCCATTAACCGGGAAGCCAGACAAGATCCAGTTGGATTTTATTCAGGCGAACAGATTTTATCCAACAGCATTCAACAGCAACAAAGAGATCACGGGAGCTGTCTTTATTGATTCTAAACGTGTTGGAGATTACCTCTATACACGCCTGGAGCATCACAACCTGGAGGGGGATCACTACACAGTAGTAAATAAGGCATACAGATCTGAGAGGCTAAACACGATGACAACCGAGGACGATCAGATCAGCGTGGAGCACCCATTCATGCAGGAGGTTCCATTGGAGACAATCGAAGAATGGGCTGGACTGGAGCCGGTAACGGAAATGGACGGGATCGAAAGACCGTTCTTTTTGTATGTAAAGGTTCCGAGAGCGAACAACATTGATCCTCATTCCCCACTGGGAGCATCGTCCTATTCCAGGGCAGTTGAAGTGATCCAGGAGGCAGATATCCAGTATTCCCGGATCCTTTGGGAGTACGAAGCAAAAGAGGCTGCTATTGATGCATCACAAGATATCTTTGATATTGACAAGAACGCACAGCCGATCCTTCCGAGAGGACGTGAGCGATTGTTCCGCACCTACGATATGGAGGGAAAGAATAATAACGCTATGCTCCAGCCTTACAGCCCAGATATCCGGGATAGTTCCATGTTCAAGGGGCTGGATGAATTACTCAGGAGAGTAGAGTTTTTGTGTGGGCTCGCATACGGGACATTATCCAACCCGAACCAGGTTGACAAGACAGCTACAGAGATCAAGGCGTCAAAACAGAGATCCTATACAACGGTCAGTAACATGCAGAAAGCCTGGGATAATGGATTAAATAGTCTGATTGAAATTATGAACACGCTATGCGATCTGTACGGAATCACTCCGGCTGGAGAGATCCAGAAGCTGTGCTCCTGGGGGGATGGCGTTCTGGAAGATACTGAGGTTGAGTATCAGAGACGATGGTCCATGGTGCTTGCTGGCAAATTAAAGATTGAGAAATTCTATGCGTGGTACTTCGGTTGTACCGAGGAGGAAGCAAAAGAATACATCCCGGAGGAAAACACATATCCGCCGGAAGAGTAGGAGGAGAATATGGCAATGATAGGTAGTCCGGACAATGTTCCGGATTTTCTTATATCCGTCCACCAGTGCCTGGACTGTGAAACAGATCCACCAGAGTGTACGGATGAAATAAAAAGGACATGCCCTTTTTACCATATCCGGAATGATCCGGAAGATCAGGAAAACGGCACATGCTGACACCAGAGTATCTGAACTCATGCACTGATTATCTGCTTGGCATGTATGACGCACTGAATCAGTCCATTGCGGAAGATATTGCCCGTAGGATTGTAAAGACCGGAAAAATGACGGATAGTGCGAAATGGCAGGTAAAACAGCTCAGAGAGAATGGAGAACTGATGCAGGACATCGTGAAAGACGTTGCCAGGATATCCGGAAAGTCACAGAATGAGGTAAAAAGACTTTTCCAGGATTCTGCACGAACCGGAGTGCGATATGATGCACAACCACTTCTGAAAGCTGGTTGTGATATCGACCTGAAATTATCTCCGGCAATGAACCAGGTGTTAGAGGCTGCCATTGCAAAGACGAATGGCAATATACGCAACCTGACAATGACAACCGGATCCACCACAGGAGGCTTATATCTGGAGGCAACCAACCTTGCCTACATGAAAGCAACTTCTGGCGGATTTTCGTACTATGAGGCGATCAGAGAGGCAATCAAACAAGCTGCTAAAGATGGTGGGTACGTGTTGTACGGGAAAGGGAACAGATCACAGCTTGACGTAGCGATCCGGAGATCTGTATTAACCGGACTGAATCAGACAGCCGGAAAACTGACAGAATTATATGCTGAGGACATGGACGTGGAATATTACGAAACCACAGCCCATGCCGGAGCAAGACCTTCTCATGCTGAATGGCAAGGGAGGGTTTTTAAGATTCACGGATCATCTCCGGATTATCCAAATTTCGTAGATTCTACCGGGTACGGATCAGGATCCGGACTATGCGGCTGGAACTGCCGACACAGCTTCTATCCATACTGGCCGGGAATATCCAGTCCAGCATACTCAAACGAGAGGCTGGCAGAATATGATCAGGCGAAATACTCATACAACGGCGATATGCTGACAGATTATGAGTGTTCACAGATCCAGAGAGCGTATGAAAGAGAGATCCGAGAGATCAAACGTATTCTTTCCAGCTACGATGCGGCAATGCAGGAATCACGAAGCGAAGCACAGATCCAGTGCATCCAGGAAGATTTTACATCGGAGAGCGTGAAGCTGAAAAAGAAAGAGAGGGAGTTGAAAAACTTCTGCAATGATACCAACCGGAGCTATGACAGTGCCAGAACCCAAGTGGTAGCATACAAAGATAGTGAAGGAAGGATTGTCAATTTTGGAAGATCCACAGCTCAAAAGGCTGTATGGGCGAATAAAAAATCAAATTAGGAGGTACATGTAACATGAAGAAAGAAGATCTGTTTAAGCAGTGGGAGGAGTTGAAAACAAAGGAAGAGGATATTGATTGCATTATCCTTTATATTCACATGCCGACTGGCGAAGAGGAAGTGATCGTCAATCCGAATGTGGTTGATAAGATGCAGTATATAGGCAAGACGTACAATGATGATCTGATTCACGCAAACTGCAAAGATATTTATATCACAGACGTTATTTTCTCCGTGAATGATGATTCCTGCATGGACTTTGAAGAGGCCCTTGCGTTGATGAAAGAGGGACACAAGGTAAAACTTCCTTCCTGGGGAGGTTACTGGAGCTGGGATCAGGAAAAAGAGACGGTTATTATGCACACGAAAGATGGCGAAGATCTGGATATCAGAGAAACACAGAGAGTTGGTTACACTCTGGAGAACATTCTTTCTGATGAATGGCAGATTGCTAACGAGGAGAATTGTCCTCAGCTTGGTGGAGAGGCTACATTCTCTTTTGGTTTTGCGATCAAATATCTGAGGAGAGGATTTAAAGTTGCCCGTAAAGGGTGGAACGGGAAGAAACAGTACATCCAGCTTGCCACCGGTATTTCCTACAAAACGGCGGATGGAGATATCGTGAATTGCGAACATGATGCCATCGGTAATATGGCTATCGCATTTTGTGGAACGTCAGGGGTTCAAATGGGATGGTTAGCATCTCAGGCGGACATGCTGGCTGATGATTGGATGTTTGTTGAGGAGAAAAACAACGACAGTTCCAAATATTAGAAAGGCGGTGATCCTGATATCTCCCACTTATGGGTTAAATAGGAGGCGGATATAGGCGATCAGCGGTAAGAATGGAGAAATACTCACACAATGGAATAAAAGGTGTACATGAGGCTATACGAAGCTCTCAGGTATGCTTTACGCAGAGGGATTGTCAATAAAAGGCAATCCTTTTGTTTTGCCCTGGAGGAATGGCATATAAACTACTCAGTTCCCCATCGTGCCGGGATATAAATGCACGATAGCAGAGCCGGAGTGAACCGGAATCTAAATGAAATCAGCGAAGAAAGGAAGGTAAGTGACAATGGCTTACGATTTTTTGAAGAAACTTTTTAAGAAGGACGAAAACGGAGCAATCATTCCCATGACTGCCGAGGAGCTGGAGGCTGCCATTGATGCAGATAAAAACATCAAGGTAGTAGATCTTTCATCAGGCGGTTATATCGCAAAGGATAAATTCGATGCGAAGGAAACAGAGCTCAAGGGAGTGAAAAAGCAGTTGGACGATGCCAACATTCAGATCAAATCTTTTGAAGATCAGGACGTTGACGGAATCAAGAAAAAGGTTTCTGAGTGGGAACAGAAGTATAACACCGATACTCAGGCATTGAGAGACCAGATGGCAGCTCAGAGCAGATCCCACGCTGAGGATATGTTCCTCTCTGGATATAAGTTCACATCAAAAGCCGCAAGAAAAGGCGTACTGGACGAACTGAGATCCAAGAAATTCCAGTTGGATGACAACGGAACATTCCTGGGAGCAAAAGAGTTCATGGATTCCCTTATGGGGGACGAGGACTACAAAGGTGCATTCGTAACCGAAAACAAGGATGGAGGTGCTGGATCCGGTGCTGAAGGTGGCAACGGAGGATCCGGAGCAGGTGCCGGAGGTCAGGGCGGAAATCCACCGAGATTTTCTGCCGGAGCAAACGGAGGAACACCAGCCGGAGGAAATCAGAACCCATTCCTGAACATGGGCTTTAACAGATTAAGACAGCCTAAAGAAAATTAAGGAGGATAACAGAATATGGCAGCTTTAAATTATGCTAAAGAATATCAGCAGGCACTGGAGCAGGAGTTCCCTTATGTACTCTACTTCGGTGCTCTTTTTGCAACACCGAACAACGGAAGATACCGCTGGGTAAACTCAAACGTGATTGAGATCCCGACTATCACTACAACCGGACGTGTGGACGGAGACAGAGACACAATCGGTCAGAAGAAACGTAACTACAACAACTCCTGGACACCACTCCAGGTAACTAACCACAGAACATGGAGCACTTTGGTTCATCCTCGTGATATCCAGGAAACAAACCAGGTAGCCTCCATTGCGAACATTACAAGAGTGTTCAATGAGGAGCAGAAGTTCCCAGAAATGAACTGCTATCTCATTTCCAAACTGTATGCGGATTACACTGCAAAGAGCAAGACAGCAGATCAGACAGTCCTCACAACGGATAATGTCCTTGATGTATTCGATAAGATGATGACTGCAATGGACAACAAACGTGTTCCGAGAGCTGGACGTATTCTCTACGTTACTCCGGATGTTCGTACTCTCATTACCAATGCAAAGGCTATCGTCAAGACCATTGACGTATCTAAGAGATCTGAGGCGTTAAAGAGAGCGATCACATCCATTGATGAAGTGGAGATTCCGGACAGCGTACCGTCCGATATGATGAAAACTGCATATGACTTCACAGAGGGCTGGGAAGTTGATGCTCAGGCAGATCAGATCAACATGTGCCTGGTTCATCCGCTGGCAGTTATCACACCTACAAACTATGAATTCGCACAGCTGGATCCACCGTCTGCCGGATCTGAGGGTAAGTGGGAATACTTCGAGGAATCCTTCGAGGACGTATTCTTGCTTCCGAACAAAGTTGATGCGATCGCATTCAACATCACAAAACATTCATAAGATGGACGTTACGGGAGGAGCCAATAGGCTCCTTTTCCCGTAGAAAGGAGAATCAATGTTAAAAGCAAGAAAAGCAAACAGAGTGGTCAAGATCCCGGACGAAAAGAAGAAAACATATATCGCTCTGGGGTATACGATCACTGATATGGACGGTAACGTGCTCCATGAACACGTAGAACCGAGCGAAAAACTGGCTAAGGCCGAGAAAGAGATCGAGGATCTGAAAGCAAAACTGGAAGAGGCTTCCGAGTATGCAGAAAAAGCAGATAAGAAGATCGAGGATCTGGAGAAGAAAAACGCTAAGGCCGAGAAAGAGATCGAGGATCTGAAAGCTCAGCTCACTTCTGCAGGTGCAGAACAGGCAACAACTCCGGATCCGGAACCAGCTCCGGCATCAAAGAAATCCACAAAGGCATCCTCTAAGGCTGAGAAATAAGCCTCAGAGGATCTTTCCTGTTTAGACGGGAAAATCTACGGGAGGTGTATTAAAAATGTCTGACGAGGCTATACGGACGCCATACGTTGACTATGATTACTATTCCAAAGACTACAGAGGTACAGAGACAAGCAAAACCACTTTTGAGCAGAATCTGAAATGGGCTACGGCTCTGATAGATACAATAACCTTCGGACGGATCAGGAGCCTGGAGGTTATCCCTGACTGCGTGAAAGATGCGATATGCTGTGCAGTTGAGAAATACTCCACATACCAAAAACTCCGGAACCAGGAATTGAAGTCTGAGAGCAACGATGGATATTCAGTATCATACGCCGATGCCGGGAAAGAATCAGATATGCGTCAGGAAGTGATCGCTGACATGAAGATCTATCTGTCCGGCACTGGCTTAACGTACAGAGGGAGGTCAAGAAAGTATGATTACAAACCAGGACATCACTATTTTTAACCTTCGTCTGAACAAAGAAACCCGGAGGGAGGTTTTTATCCCTACCAACATTTCGGAGGTATCATTCGTGGATGCGAGATCTTCCGGAGGATCAGCCTCAGAACGTGAAGAGAATCTGCATTTTAGGATCAGGATCCCAGTAAATGCCAGAGTGCAGGATTCACGGACATACATCTCAGAGGACAAATACAAGCTCCTAGACGATGAAGAGGCTAAGAAACATTGGACGTTACAGAAAGGCTGTTACATCATTACCGGAACCATTTTCTACAATGAAGAATGGAAGTTTGATGATTTTGATTTCAGCAGTGGAGTTATCACATCGTCACGGATCCGGGACTTCCTGGATCTTTTTAAGTATGACCGTGATATCGTTCATGTTACTGAGTATGCAGACAACACCCGGAGGGGATCCGATGCCGTAAAACACTGGAGGGTAGGTGGTGCTTAGTGGCTTTTAAGGAGATCACGACACCGAAAGGCGTTATCATCCAGGGAAAGAACGGAAAAGCAGAACTAAAGTGGGATCCTTCATTTGTTCCAAAAACGAACCAGAAGTTTACCCGGATGCAGAAATTCGTTGATTCTGAGGTGCTGCGGAGATGCAGTCCCAGAGTACCTTTTCAAACTGGAACGTTGGAGAAATCCGGAAAACTGGGAACCACAGTAGGAAGCGGAATTGTGGAGTATATTGCACCATACGCCAGAAAACAATACTGGGACACTTCCGAAACTAGAGCTTATGATCCGAATAGAGGAGCTAAGTGGTTTGAACGAATGAAGGTGGCTGAGAAAGCTGAGATCCTGGAAGGTGCAAGGAAAATAGGAGGATAGCATGGCTGATTCAATTCTGGAGGGCATTGTCGAACATATTACGGCATGCCCTCTTTTGCAAGATGGGGTATTCCGTGTGGATGCCTTGGGGGATCAGGCTGTGGAGTACACGATCGAAACCGGAATCTTTGATCCCGTGATTAAACGGTACATCAACGGAGATGAAGTGAGACAGTATCAATTCAATTTTGGAAGTAGAGAGTATTACTCTATGGATCGGATCCAGAATATCCAGAACAGCGCATTTTATGAGAAATTCGCAAACTGGATCGAAGATCAGAACCGCAAAGAGGTCTTTCCGAATCTTCCGGAAAATTGCTATGCGGAGAAGATAGAGGTGCTTTCCAATGGGTACATGCATGATGGATCCATGAGAAACGCCAGATACCAGATACAATTAAGATTGATTTACCAGAAGGAGGTAGCACAAGAATGTCAAAACGAACAGCAGTAATGCGTCACATGATTGCCGATTACCTGAATGTAGGAACTACTGAAAAAGCGGAGTATGCACTCATGGGAACCGGATTTACTACCCTGGACGAAAGCCCAGGAGCACAGACGGAATCTGTGAAATACGTCAACGAGAAGAGTTCTTCTTCTTCCGTGACCGGATATGAAACCAGCTTTCCTTTTGAAGCTGATCACATCCAGGAGGAGAAAGCTGTTGACGCTCTTTACATGGTTGGAAGAAATCATTATACCGGATCCGATGCAGAGTTTGAATATGTAAGAGTTGAACTTTGGAACAAAGGAACCGGAACAAATGAGTTTGAAGCAAGAAAATTCCTCGTTTCATGCGAGGTATCTGATTATTCCGGAGAGAATAAGCAGGTTGTCAAAGGAAACCTGAATGCAGTTGGGGATCCGATCCTTGGTACATTTAATACTGAGACAAAAACATTCACAGCGGCTACCGAGTAGGGAGCTGCTGATTTTTAATTCAGGAGGTAAAGAAAAATGAGTAAAGTTACCATTAACGGAGTAGATCTTGAGCTTGATCTTATGGATGCAGACGTAGTAGAAAAATTTGAGGATCTGAACAAGGGGATCGTGAAAAAGATCCAGGATCCTAATGCGTATGAAGGCTTATCAACGGCTGATGGAATGAGATATCAGTGTGCCTGCGTAAATGAATACTTCGATGAACTGTTTGGAGCCGGAACAGCCGAGAAGGTGTTCCACAAGAACAATAACCTGGGAATCCGTATGGAGGGATTCGCCCAGGTAACTGCATTGTCTGGAGAGGCGAAAGCCTTTATGGATGATCTTTCGACAAAATACGGATCTGGAAGAGTACAGAACAGACAGCAGAGAAGAGCTGAACAGAGAAAAGGTGGCAAAAACAAGCACCAGAACAGAAACAATTTTAATGCCGTAAACAATGGCTAACATCATTCTGGACGTGCTTCCTGAAACAGTAGAAATAGACGGTGCGGAGTATCGGATCAATTCCGATTTCCGCATTTCTATTCTGTTTGAATTACTCATGCAGGACGATGAGGTGGGAAAACGTCAGAAACTTATTCAGGGGTTAAAACTTTATTACCCGGAGATTCCACAGAACATGACAGAAGCGGTCGAAAAAATGATCTGGTTTTACAGATGCGGCAGAGAAACCGAGAATGATCGCTCAGGATCCGGAGGAAGCGGATCAAAGCAAGTATACTCGTTTGAATATGACGATGACTATATCTATGCGGCTTTCCTGGAGCAATACGGTATTGATTTACAAGATGTGGAGGATCTTCACTGGTGGAAGTTCAGGGCTTTATTTAAGGCACTGGGAGAGGACACGGAGTTTGTAAAGATCATGGGGTATAGAAGTATCAACATAACCTCCACGATGTCTAAGGAACAGAGAGAGTTCTACAAGAAAATGCAGACTGTACACGCCCTTCCTATCCCGGATGCCGAAAGAGAGGCAAATGAACTCCTGACAGAAGCTCTGCTACATGGCGGAGATCTTACCGGATTGGTATAAGGAGGTGGCTGCATAGTTTGAAAATAGACAGAAAGAAGTATACCCAGGTGGTTTGTCCTGCATGTGGGTATCGGATGCCTCTTTTCTTTACTGAGGAGGCAGAGTGTAAGGGAGTGCAAGTAGCTTGTAAAGGGCGAAAGTGCTCTAATGTTTTTGAAGTGAAAATTAAATACGGACAACAGATTAAGTAGTGCCATTATGAGCCGATAATCCATTGTTTGCCCTTAAAGTGAGGTGAAAACATTGGGCTATGATGGCACACTAAAATTTGATACCTCCATAGATTCTTCTGGATTCCAGGACGGTATCAGTAAAATTGGTTCCTGTGCTTCCACTGCATTAAAAGCTACAACTGCGATCATCGGAGGAGCGGCAACAGCTGTAGTGGGGATCGGAACTGCGGCGATCAAAACCGGAGCAAACTTTGAATCGTCTATGTCCAATGTGGCAGCAATATCCGGAGCTACCGGGGATGAATTGAAAAGCCTGACGGATAAAGCAAAAGAGATGGGTGCTAAAACGAAATTTAGTGCTTCTGAATCGGCGGATGCCTTTTCTTACATGGCGATGGCTGGATGGAAAACTGCCGACATGCTAGACGGTATTGAAGGTATTATGAACCTGGCGGCTGCTTCCGGAGAGGATCTGGCAACAACCAGTGATATTGTTACCGATGCTTTGACGGCTTTTGGGCTATCCGCATCGGATTCTACGCATTTTGCAGATATCCTGGCAAAAGCATCATCCAATGCCAACACCAACGTAGGCATGATGGGAGAGACATTTAAGTATGTTGCACCAGTTGCCGGAGCTCTTGGGTTCTCTGCGGAGGATTGTGCTACAGCAATCGGACTGATGGCTAACTCCGGAATTAAGGCGAGCCAGGCAGGTACTTCTCTGCGAAGCATCTTTACCAGAATGGCGAAACCGACTAAGGAAGTCCAGGGAGCTATGGATGCCCTTGGAATATCTCTGACAAAGAGTGACGGATCTATGAAATCTCTGAATGAGATCATGGTGGATCTGAGAAAAGGTTTCTCCGGACTGACACAAGATCAGAAAGCTCAAATGGCTGCCGCTTTAGGCGGACAGGAAGCAATGTCTGGATTGCTCGCAATCGTAAATGCTTCCGATGATGATTTTAACAAGCTATCGGATTCTATCGCAAACTGCGATGGTGCTGCCGCTGATATGGCGGAAACCATGAACGACAACCTGAGTGGACAAATTACGATCCTGAAATCAGGTTTAGAAGGTCTTGCTATTTCCTTGTACGAGGAGATGCAGACACCATTAAAAGATATTGTCAAAGAAGCCCAGACGATGGTCCAGGGACTGCAAGAGGCATTCAATGACGGTGGACTCGATTCCCTGGTAACAAAAGCCGGGGAAGTTATGGCTCAGATCGTAACCGAGGTTGCACAAGCGGCACCGAAACTGATCGGAACTGCTGAAAACCTCGTAGGTTCCTTTATCCAGGGAATCGTAGATCACAAGAGCGAATTTGCAGCTGCCGGAGCAACGATGGTTGCGGAACTGGTACGTGCGATCACGGATGTTGCCGGGGACATGTGGTCGGCTGGAATTTATCTGTTTACGGAATTTCTCCAGGCGATGACAGACCATTCAGAAGAAATGGGACAGTCCTTCGGTGAAATGATAAGTAAAATTGGCGAGGCTGTTCAAACAAACTTGCCATTGATTATCCAGGCAGCAAAAGATTTTGTTGCCGGATTCTGCCAGGGGCTGAGTGAAGAGTTTCCTGGTGTTTCTGCTTTGCTGGATGGATTCTTCCAGGGATTTTTAGATACTGCCGGGGAAATTGTACAAGGTGTCGTAGATCTGATTGGAGATATTTTCTCCGTGATCGACAGCCAGGATCCGGCTACCATGGAAGCGATCGGAAAAGCGATCGGAACCATTGCAGCGTCTATTGCGGCACTGAAAGTTGCTAAAGATGTTGTAGGATCAGTAAGCAGTCTTTTCTCTATCCTGAAAACGTTCAAGGGTGGAGTTTCCGGAATTGTCGGAGTAGTAGGAAAAGCGGTTGAAGGGTTTGCCCTCTGGAAGGGCGGAGCAGGAACCCTGGGAGAAGTAATTGCATTAGAGTTCCCTAAACTGGCTGCCTTTGGAACAAAACTCAGCGGACTTGCTACAACAGCAGGATCCGTGATGACAAAGATCGGATCATTTATCGGCTCTGCGGTCTCTACGATCGGAGAGTTTTTTGCTACCTTCGGAACAGTCATTGCCGGGGTAGGATCTATCATAGCTGGTGCGATACTTGCGGTCACAAATTTCATTGACATGTTCAAGAACGGATTCAGCATAATAAAAGATATCCTGATGGGAGTTGGAATTGCCCTGGCTGCGGTTGGAGCAGTAATCCTGGGAGCACCTGCACTGGTAGCGGCTGCGATTGCAGGAATTGTATTTGCGGTTGCAAATCTGGTTATCGTGATAAAGGAACATTGGGATCAGATCGTTGAATTTATTCAGCAAATCCCATCAAAAATCGGTGAAATTGTAGATGCCGTGGTTGCCTGGTTTGAGGCTTTACCTGGACGTATTTCTGAGTTCCTATCTCAGGTTATTTCGGGGATCCAGGAGTGGGGATCTAATTTACTGGAATCTGCATCACAAGTGGTAAGCGCTGCGATTGATGCGATCGTGCAATTTTTTACAGATCTTCCATACAAGATCGGCTACGCCCTGGGATTTGTCATCGGGAAGCTGATTGAATTTGGTATAAATGCGGTCAACTGGGTAAAAACGAATGTTCCGATCATCATTGATAACATTGTTACATTTTTCAGTGAATTGCCAGGCAAGATCTGGACATGGCTCACGAATACCTATAACAATTTTGTTACCTGGGGAAGCAACATGCTCCAGAAAGCACGAGAAGCGGCACAGAACGTAATTGATACAGTTGTGACATTCTTCTCCGAATTACCAGGAAAGGTACAGCAATGGCTCCATAACACGCTCCAGAACCTCATTACATGGGGATCTAATATGCTGAGCAATGCCAGAACAGCTGCAAGCAACACGATCGCTACAATCGTGAACTTTTTCTCTCAGCTTCCAGGTAAGATCTGGACATGGCTGTGCAATACAGCATCAAAAGTAGTTTCCTGGGGATCAGATCTGATGTCCAAGGGACGTGAAGCGGCTAATAAGCTGGTAAATGCTGTCCTGAACGGAGTAAGAAACTTACCGTCACAGATGATGTCGGTCGGACGAAATATCGTAACAGGTGTATGGAACGGAATCTGCAATGCGGCTGGATGGTTCAGAAGTCAGGTTAGGAGCTTCTTCTCTGGAATTGTTGACGGAGTAAAAGGTGCTCTCGGAATACATTCCCCATCAAGAGTATTCGCAAAAGAAGTCGGACGCTGGATTCCACCTGGCGTTGGTGTTGGTATCGAAGATTCCATGCCGGATCTGGAGAAACAGACGGACAAAGAAATGGAGGCCCTTGCGGATCGGATGCAGGCGGCAGTAAATGTCGAAACCGGAAAGATTACACTGGATAAGAATACAAGCCAGACATACAAAGTTGAACAGGAAAACGGACAATCATTCGTTGAAAGCAAAACTGAGGTTGTAATCGAAGGGGAGACGCATGTACACGTTGACCTGGACGAAAAGGAGATAGGTCACGCAACAACACCTATCGTAGATAAAGATATGGGTAGAATAGACACCCATAAAAAGAGAGGGGGTTAATGAATGCCAGTAAAAGTAACGGGCGTGTCTTTCGATGGCGCCCATTCATATAATGACTGGGGATTGAAGCTGAAAAGCGTGTCTATCGGAGTTCCGAAAGCAAAGACGGTATACGTTAGTGTAAATGGCATGAATGGATCCCTGGATCTGACAGAAGCTCAAAATGGTGGCGTAGTGTATGAAATGCGAACACTGAAATTTACATTTGACGCCAGAGATTGTAGCTACATCCGCTGGACTGGACTAATCAGCAGAATTGCGAGAGCGATCGAGGGGAAGGAAAGGCGGATCATCCTGGATGTCGATTCCGGCTATTATTATACCGGACGGTGTCATATTGACACTAAGAAAACTAATGAGGAGCTTGCGGAAATCAGTATTGAATGTACGTGCGATCCTTATAAGCTGGATGTCACATCTTCCAATGAACCGTGGAAATGGGACACGTTCAGCTTTATAGATGGAGTGATCCGGAATACTTCAGACATTGACATCAACAGTCTGACATCCTGGAAAGAGATAATCCTGGACGGATATCCGTATAACGATACGCTGAAAATTATTTCAAACGCCTCAATGAAAGTAAAATACAGAAACGGAACGTATGATATATACGCCGGAGAAAATATCATGTATGACATTGAACTTTACGAGGGAGAGAATAAGCTGTACTTCCAAGGTAAAGGAAAAATAACAATCGTTCACAGAGGAGGTATGTTGTAAATGTATACAATTAAGGCTTTTGTGGATGGGAAAGAGTACATGATCCATAACCCACGGGTTAAGGCACTAATAGTCGGGGATCCCTACTACCAGAAGGGAGATAATGTGAACGGGCAGGCTGAGTTTTCAGTCTACCCGACACACCCGTATTACCAGTACGTGAAAAAGCTCACTACTGACATTGTTTTCTACAAAGATGGAGTAGAAAAATTTGCTGGGCGAGTTCTCTATGATGACGAAGATTCCAAGGGTGTTAAGAAAGTATTCGTCGAAGGAGAACTTGCCTATTTTTGCGACAGCATTCAGAGACCGACAGTGTATCATAATATTTCGGTCAAGAATTACCTGAAAACAGTAATTGACAATCACAATTCCCAAGTTGAGGAGCGAAAGCAATTCACACTGGGACGTGTATCGGTTACGGATCCGAACGATTCCCTATATCGGTACGCTAACTGGGAGACTACCAGAGAAACCCTAAAAGATAAGCTGGTAGACAGACTGGGAGGGCATCTTGTAATCCGGAAAGAGGATGGCATCCGCTACCTGGATTATCTGAACGATGATGAATTTTATACCCAGAACAGCCAGGAGATCAGGTTCGGAAAGAATTTGCTTGATTATTCTAAAAACATGGACGCTTCTGACCTAGTAACGTGTGTTATCCCTCTGGGGGCGAAATTGGAGGAATCCAGCATTGAAGGTCTGGAAGAGAGACTGACAATCAAAGAAGTGAACGGGGGCGTTGATTACGTCTCTGATGACAGTGCAGTAGCAGCTTACGGAAGGATCTACAAGACCGTTACGTGGGATGATGTAAAAGTAGCATCAAACCTGATGAAAAAAGGACGGGAATATCTGAAAAGCGTACAGTTTGAGAATATGGTCCTTGAATTGAAAGCTATTGATCTGAATCTGACGGATGATGATATCCAGGAGTTCGAGGTCGGAGATCTGATTCGTTGTGTTTCTCCTCCACATGGGCTTGATTCAAAATTGCCATTGTCAAGCCTGAAAGTATATATTAGCAATTTTGCTAAGAATACCATTACATTAGGCACGGAAAAACAGAGCAACACCTACACATCCTCAAATAGCCATACAGCCGAGGAAATAGAAAAGACTATAAATTCTATACCGAGCAAAGGAGAAATCCTCCAGGAGGCGTTACGGGACGCTACGAACCTATTAAACGACATGAACCAGAATGGTAATGCGATCCACACAAAAAATGAGTTCATTGTCTCAGATACTCCAGGAGTAGCCAACGCAAAGAACCTCTGGAGATGGGGGCTGGGCGGACTTGCTCACTACAGTAATGGATATGACGGTCCGGCTGACGGAGTAGCACTCACGATGGATGGTAAGATCAACGGAAAGATGGTTATGGCAAACAGCATCGTGGCGGAATCCATAGATGCAGGTTACCGAACTTCCGTGGAGACGAAGATCTCTGAAAGTGAAACGGCTGCGAAAGATCATGCAGATAAGTCCGTAAGAGTAGCCCGTGAGGAGATAGAGAACTCCATAACCAACATGGAGAACAAAATCGCACTGTCTGTAAGGAGTGTGAAAGAAACAGTTGCCAGAAAGAACTACATTGCCGGAGGAGAGCAGGAAACGCTCGATATCGGCAAATTTACGTTGTCTGGAGCAACCGGAAATTGCAAGATTGAAAAATCAGAGTTCCGGAACACGAAAGCATTCAAGCTAACTTTTACTGGATCCGGATCAGTAACACTGACACAAAGCCTGGGAATCCTGGAAGCTGGAAAATACAAGATTGCTGTTGAAGCAGCATATCCGGAAGGATCGAAGTACCGCCCTTCCTACATCCAGTATGGATTTTCGGAGAACAAAGCCACCTCGTACCTGAGTGGATATAATCCGGATGAATTTAATGCTTTTAGCAAGGAAGTACTGATTACCAGGGCGTCAAAATCTGTGGCAGTGACAGTATACGGATATTCCGGATCTGTACTGTACATAACAGATATTCGCTGTCTCAGGGATATGCAAGAGCTTCTGGATGACATAGACGCCAAACTGGAGGTCGAAGTTGGGAAAGTAGCTGCATCGGTCAAAGAAGTATATACCAATGTTCAACACGATTACTGCCAGAACGGCAGTTTTTCTGATTCTGAGGACGCTTTCAAAAACTGGTACAGATCAAATACAACCTACATCACGAAAGTTCAGGATGGATCGAAGAACTGGGCGTTGTTGGATCGAGAGACACAGACATCCAGCTATTACCTGAGACAAATTGTAAAAGTTCCAAAAGCAGGCCCATTTACAGTGAGATTCAAGGCAAAGTGCGGAGAAGGTCAGACATCACGGATCCGGATCTATTTTGCCGGAACCAATAAGTACACAGATGCCGGAAGCGTAACAGAAACGTATAAAACTTTTGAGCTAGAGTTCAATAATGTAACTGCCAATTCTTGGTACTTCTATGTTTACAACTATACTTCCGGAACAAAAGTTTATATCACGGATATTGAGATCCTGGGGTATATCTCAGGATATTCGGAAAGCCAGCTTCAAGTGCTGAAAGATTCTATCGAATCCGAGGTGTCAAGAGCTACCGCCGGAGAAGAAAAACTTTCTTCGTCGATCAAACAAAACGCCACAGCTATTACCTCAAAGGTAAGCAAAGGAGATATGGGATCTTACATCACACAGTATTACAACAACGTGATTATAGCTTTCAATAAAAACTCAAAATACGTGCAGATCAACCCAGGAGAAATTGCTATTTACAATTACGGAGTAGAGAACTCTAAGAAACGTGCTGTATTCGATGAAACG